TGATGGGGGGTGGCGGAACTGCGACAGGTGGTGCATATGGCGGCGGCGGTGGTGGCGCAACTCCCGCTGCAACAACCGCTTCCGCAGGCGCTTCCGGTGTCGTAGTGGTGGAGTATTGATATGAAGCAAGCTCTCATCTCCCCCACTGAACAGGTCTACAAGTATGACGGAACGCTTCTTGGCGAGCGCGTCGCTGAAACAACCACAACGCCGTTTGAGGTAGCACCCCCGTTGTTTTGGGTAGCCTGCAACGACGACGTTCAGGCTGATCAATGGTACTACGCCCCCGCCACATTCACGATTGATCCAATTCCAGTTAAGCCCATCCCGCCCGTCACTGACGCGCCAACATCGTAAAGGGCTAAGACATGTCCACAGCCAAGGTTATCAACGTCCAACATCCCTCCGCCTCAACGACCAACATCGTCAACGACGCCAGCGGCAACGTGGCCGTGGGCAACAACCTGACGGTGGCGGGGACGGCTACGGTTGCGGGTGTTGCTGCCATTGCTGTTGCCCCCAGCACCAGCGGCAACGTTTTAACCAGCAATGGGACCGTTTGGACAAGCGCCGCGCCTAGTGGTGGCGGGGCTCCCTCGGCCATTGGGCAAATTCCCTTTAGCACCAACGGCTCAACTTATACCGCCACGCAAAAGATCGTGCTTGGCACTGCGGTTGCATCCACAAGTGGAACCAGCATCGACTTCACCGGCATCCCGTCTTGGGTGAAGCGGGTGACGGTGATGTTTAAGGGGGTTTCATTTTCTGGATCTGCCGGATATGTAGCGCGTTTGGGAACATCAGGAGGTATTGAATCATCCGGTTACGTCGGATGCTCTGGCACACAACCAAATTCTACAGCATTTGAATTGAGTGGTGGATCTGCATCTGGCGCGACGACATATAACGGAGCAATAATTCTTTCTTTGCAAGAAACATCAAGTTACACTTGGGCGGAATTTGGAAATTTAGCGCGTGGAGATGGCGCTATCTGTTTACCCAGTGGGGGGTACAAATCTTTGGCGGGAACTCTTACTCAAGTTCGCCTCACTTCCACTAACGGCACCGACACCTTCGACGCTGGCTCCATCAACATCCTGTACGAATAAGAGGCTCATCATGGAACGCATCGAAGTTAATGTTGAGACTGGCGAAGTGAAGGTGATCCAGTTCACTGCTGCTGAAGAGGCTGCGGCTCTTGCTTATGCTGCGTCTCTGCCCGCGCCAGTGGAGTCATCCGCCCCCACTCTTGAAGAGCTACAGGCCCAGCTTGCAGCCTTGTCAGCGCAGATCGCTTCGTTTAAGGCCCCCTAATGACCGTCACCATCAGCGGCACCACCGGCATAACACAGCCCGCTGATAATCTGGCGGGTTCCACCTCTGGCACCGTCACGCTCACTGGCGCGGCGAATGCGGGGACATGGACGTTCACCATGCCGACAACGGCGGGGACAAACGGCCAATATTTGAAGACTGACGGGACAGGCGTCACGTCTTGGGGCACACTGGCGGGTGGCGGCAATGTCTCCAATGTTGGGACGCCCACAGCCAACCAGATTGCTATTTGGACAAGTTTCACCAGCATCCAAGGCGTGTCAAATCTCCCCGTCACAAACCTCAACAGCGGCACTGGCGCGTCCTCCACCACCTTCTGGCGGGGCGACGGCACATGGGCAACGCCTGCGGGGGGCGGCGGTGGCGGCATTTCTTGGCAGTCAGTCCAAACCGGCAACTTCACGGCTGTCAGCGGCAACGGCTACCCCGTCAACACGACATCAGGTGCGATTACCGTCACGCTCCCCGCCAGCCCGTCTGCGGGCAACATTGTGCAGTTGACGGACTACGCGGGGACGTGGGGGACAAATTATGTAACTTTGAACCCCAATGGTAGTAAAATCAATGGTGGCACAAATTCATTTTTCCCAATTATAAACCGCGAAAGTTTGGCGCTTGTTTACATTGACGCAACACAAGGGTGGTTAATTTATTCTGGTGTAAATATTACCAATCCATTCACATATAGCGCGTCATATCTTGTAGTTGCGGGTGGTGCAGGAGCGGGCGGCGCAGTATCAACTGGCGCTGGCACTGGCGCTGGCGGCGGCGGCGCTGGTGGTTTATTATCTGGTACGAGTACGTTTTCTGGCGGGACAACATATACTGTTACCATTGGCGCTGGCGGCGCTGGGGGCACCTCAAGTGCATCACCTAGTCGCGGCACTAGCGGCAATAGCTCATTAATTTCTGGTGGCTCTACCGCCATTGGTGGTGGCGCGGGCGGTAGCGGCCTAAATAATACTTCATTTGGGCCATTAAGTGGCGGATCTGGTGGCGGCGGCAGTTATCAAGCCGGAGCATCGGGAACTAGCGGTCAAGGAAATAGCGGCGGCGGCGCAACAGGAACATATGCTGGCGGTGGCGGCGGTGCTTCGGCGGCGGGTAGCGGCGCAATTGGGATAAATGGTGGCGCGGGCGGCGCAGGATCAGCATCATCAATTACGGGATCATCTATAACCTACGCAGGTGGCGGTGGCGGCGGGGGCGATACGGGCTCTGGCGGCGCTGGGGGCTCAGGTGGGGGCGGCGCTGGCGGCGCAGCTGGCGTTGGTGGAACGGGCGGAACTGTCAATCTTGGCGGCGGCGGCGGCGGAACCGGATACGGTTCGTCTGCAACATCAGGCGCTGGCGGCTCTGGCGTAGTCATCTTGTCCGTGCCCACTGCCTTTTACAGCGGAACCACAACCGGATCGCCCACCGTGACTACATCGGGCAGCAACACCATCATCAAGTTCACCGCTTCAGGGAGCTACACAGCGTGAGCCATTTTTGTAAAGTTTTGGATGGCAAAGTCATCCAAGTCATCGTCGCGGAGCCAGACTTCTTCGACACGTTCGTGGACTCGTCGCCCGGCTCGTGGATACAGACGAGCTACAACACCCGTGGCGGGGTCCACTACGGCGCGGACGGCCAGCCAGACGGCGGCGTGGCCCTGCGCGGCAACTACGCCGGGATTGGGTACACCTACGATCAGGCGAACGACGTGTTCTACGCGCCGCAGCCCTTCGCAAGCTGGGTGCTGAACCAGACGACATGGCTGTGGAATGCGCCTGTGGCATATCCCGATGATGGGCAGATGTACACTTGGGACGAGGCTACGGCTGGGTGGAAGCTGGCGCCTTCGCCTTAACGTAGCAAAGCCTGTAGTGCGTTTTGCAATACGACACCCGGTGAACTTCGCCACCGCAAAATATCCCATCGCTGACGATGTATCGACAGTGAAAGATCCGAAGCTCCAAGATCGTTACACCAGATAGTGATTGACCCCCGCCATTTTTGACGGGGGCCTCCTTGATTTCGTCGTCCATATCAGACATGGTCATCTTGCGTCCGTGGTTCCACCTGAGTGACACGGGCGCTCGATACGCCTGACTTGGTCCTCGTCTTGGGTTTATAGCCCTCGACGAGGATTTTTTTATGACGCCTGATGGCATTCATCACTGTCGTGTGGTCCCGATTTCCCATCAGTCGCCCGATCTGCTTGAGCGAGAAGTTCAGCTCCACACTCAATCGGTAGCATGCTTCATGGCGCAGGTTGACGAAGGGCATTGTCCTGCTCTGGCTGCGGAAGGCTGCCATTGGCATATTATGCTTATTGGCTACCTCTGCCATGATCCTCCGGGCGGGCGTTTCAGTGGGCACTTCAGGGGCCTTTGTGGGCGTCGTAGCGGAGGCTGGCAAATTAAGGGGATCTGGGTAGGTGCCCGTCGCATCCTCTGGGTAGATCAGGCGAACCGGCGCAACTTTCTTAACCGGCCCCCCATTTAAGCGGGCCCGAACAGCTTTGTAGTGGGCTTGAAGTTCTTCAAGCGTCATCATTTCATTCTCCATGTCAATTAGGCTATGATATAGCCGGTTTGTTTAATTGTTCACAATTTAATGCTACACCAGCACATCGCAGTTGGGAACATCAGATGTACCTTACAGCACAACAGATTAAAGATTTATGTGAAAAGCATGGATCTATCCGTAAGGCGGCCACTTTTTTAGGGATGGCTGAATCGACCGTTCGATCAAATATCAAACTAGACAAGCCGACCAGAGTTCCCGAATCAATAACCAAAATTCATGATATGGAAACAGAAATTGATAATTTGAAGCGAAGGTTATCGTTTTTCTCAAATAACAAGCCAAAATACATCGGTGGGCGCACTGACAACATAACCAAAGTCATCGCTATAGGCGACACCCACGACCAGCCGGGTATGCCAAAAGACCGTTTCAAATGGATTGCGCGGCATTGTGCCGCAGTCATTCCACACAGAATTGTTCAGATCGGCGATTTTTGTTCATGGGACTCTGTTTCAACCCATGACGCCCCCGGCAGTGTCAGCCACGCCATGCGCCCATCCTTTAAGACAGATATGGATAGCTGCGAGGAGGCTATGTGCTTATTTTTCAAAGAAATCAAAGATTTAGATATTCCAATGGAGTTGACGGCGGGGAACCACGAGGACCGAATCCAACGGTTTGAGAACAAAAATGCTGAAACTGTTGGAACGCTCTACATGCAGTTTGAAGAATTATGTGCGCGCTACCGCTGGCGGCTGCACCCATATGGGCAATGGTTATTCATTGATGGTGTTGGATTTACCCACGTTCCAAAAAATATCATGGGGAAACCCTATGGCGGACAAAACAGCGAAAATCAGATTGCCAACCACGCAACTCACAGCATTGTGTTCGGACACACGCACCGCTCGTCTTTCCGCAAAGCCCCGAAGATTGGCATCAACAATTCCATTGAAGTTCTCAATCTGGGAAGCGCCATGCCAGACGGGTATGTGGCAAAATATGCGGGCACAGCCACGTCTGGGTGGTCATATGGAATCTATGAATTGTCGATCAAATCTGGGCACATCGTTTCCCATCGTTTTATCGACATGGCGCAGTTGCAGGAACAATATGAATGAGATTGGATGCACTTCACTCCTTCGCGGAGGAGCTTCGCGCCATGTTTCGGATCAAGTATGGCCCTATGGATACAGAAAATGAAATGGCACGGGAGTTGATAACCTTGAACCTCAAGGTAATGCAACTGCATGATCGTGTGCGCGACTTAGAACGTGACCGTCACCGGGCGTTTCACCGAGAGCCCAGTATTCACTACATGAAGACAAACTCCCGCCCAATTGATGACAACGACTGGTTTACACCGGAGAAGGATGAGCCACATGCGTGATAATGATGATGACGTGGTAGAACTTGTTGAGGATGGTGACATAGTATTCGACGATCCTGTTGCTCAGCGTTGCTACGCTTTTGTCCATTTGGCTAAATATGCCGAGGGGTCAACGGATGCTGTCACGAGAGACTTAACCTACACAATGATGCGAAAGGTTTGCTCGTCAATTAAGGCAACATCTACGGCGGATTTGCGGGTAATTGATGGCGGAACAGCTAAATAGCCGTCACAAAAATCTGGCAATATTGTCAGGCTGATCCCAGCACATAGGAGACGGTCATGGATAAGGAAGCTCTGCGCCTTGAAGTTGAGGCGGCCCTTGAATTGATTCAGCATGCTCTTGATGAAGCCAGTGTCACTCTTGATGCTGCCTTTGAGGAAGAAGACGAAACCGAAATCCTCCCCGGTGATTGCAGCTTTCCCATTGTGTGGAACGTGGGCGATTCTCCCTGCGACGGCGAAGGTGGCGAGCCCATCGAAGATCCCATGGTGCTGCGCGTTCATTCAAGCGAAGAACTCACAGACCCCAACACCAAGTACGAGATCTCTTTGCAGGATGCCGTCAGCTCCCTGATCGACATGCTCATTGCAGATGAAGATATGAAGCTGGTCTCCATGCAGGTGCGTGACGCCCTTCAGGAACTGGCTGACCAGATCACCATCGCCCTTGAGTCCAGCTACGCTGAGTAATAGTTAAAGGGGGCTCAGGCCCCCTTTTTCTCTTGCAGAGCATCTTGGACAATAGTTTTAGCCAAATCATTTAGGCCCCACCCGCCGAGGCTTAAAAGCTCTTTAAGAACGTCTTCCAATTCTTCAATTCGATCTCTTGCATCACGCAACTCAAATAGCAAAGTTTCAATACGATTTTTAAATCGGTAGATCTCAGCGTTCTGTTCACTGAGCAGCGTTTGAACTCGTGAGGCTTCAGTCATCTTTCCCCTCCAGTGCATCGCAGACCATGCAGTATGTCCGGTCATCACGTTCTTGAAGATCGTCTATTCCGCCATCATGGTGCATGGCTTTGATGGCTATCAGCGCCGCCTCCAGCTTCTCGATGCGGCGTTCGCGCTCGCCCAGCACAGCGTTGTAACGCACCAGCCAGTCTTGCCACTGCGGGAACGTCAGTTCACCAACTTGCGGCAGCTTCAATTCATCGCTCATGTTAACTTTCTCCCGTTTTTTTAACACGTTCTGAGGATGTGTTTATTTTATCGACAGGTGCAGGGCCGCAGTAGATTTTGCTTCTGCGCGTACAGTGCGGACATTCTAAATTCATTAGTTTCTCAGAAGCTTCGCGCATTAGCATTGGCAGTTTAAGAGCAAACCACTCGTGCTTGCATGAGCCGCAGTGGACTAGCATTGAGTCGGGGGCGTCAGTCATCTTTCTTCTCCATCAGTGCTTTAAGCTTGGCTTTGTTCTCATCATCCAGATAGTAGCCCACGCCGCGCCACGTTTTAATCTCAATGCCGTGGGGCTTGAGGCGCTGGCGCAGCTTCCACACCGCCACCTTGGTGCGCAGAGTCTGGTGCATCTCGCCCTCGTAGCGGTTGTACTTGCCGTGATCCTCAGACACATGGTCGAGGTACGAATAGGTAGCCATCGGGCGCTTGTTGATCGCCAGAAGCAGGGCAAGTTGCTGGCGGCTCAGGATGTTGAACAGCACACTGTCAACGTCCGCCATGTCTTCGCGGTACTGGCGGGCTTCCTCTTCCAACGTGGCAATGCGGTCGCGGAGTTCGCGGACGAGGTCTGACATCACTTTTGCTCCAGAGGATCAATTGTCAGTTCGTCAAGATTTGCCCGCAACTCCTTTGACCGATGCGGGTGTCTCATTTTGCGCAAGGCTTTCATTTCCTGTTGACGGATTCGTTCACGAGAAACTCCAAACATGGCGCCAACTTCGTCCAATGTTTTTTCTTCGCCATAGGTCAGCCCATAACGTAAATCTAATATGCGTTGCTCTTTTGGCGTCAGCGTCATCATGACTGCCTTTAAAACCTGCTTGGCCTCATCCAAAATCATCTTGCGCTCAGGGGAGAACGACAGCGTCCGTAGTGATGAGGTGAGCGAGTCCACCTCATTCGCATTGGCAGTTATTTGAGCTTTGTTTTCCTTCATAGTCCCACGCATCTGCGCGGGAGGATAAATGTCTTGCGGAGTGCAATTGAGGAACTCCGCTATGCGTAAAGCTTCGGGCCGGTAGTAACTCTCCTCATCTAGCGCCGCAGACTTCATGCTGACAATGCGATATATGACGGTGCGATTCATGCCAATCGCCTCGGCAAACTTTGTCACGCTGGGATAACCGGCGGCCTCCATCTTGGTCAGGAGGCGGTTGTTTTTGACCTTAATCTCAATCCGGTAGTCTTTGGGTTCGGCCACATTAACCTCCCCACCCGACGATAACGTTGACGCCAATCAGCAGCATCAGGGCGCCGATCATTTTCAATTCTAAATTCATATCCATCACTTAACTCCCTTAATGGCCGAATATCCATGCCTCGTGATTCGCGCGTGGATAGCCTCATCTTCAATATGCTCAAAAGCAATGGCAATAATGTAGCCCATATGCTTTTGAAAATTGTCGATGTAGTCCGCCGCCTCAAGCCCATCTGGGTTAATCAAAAACTCCCGCTTGGTGCGGTACATTGGATCGTTCAAAGTCTCAAAGCGGCGAAGCTTGTTTTGTATCGTGCTCATGTCAGTCTCCATATCAATGTTGTTGACGCCTTCACTCTGAAGCAAAAGTCTCAACAATTCATTAACGCAGAAACTCATACGCCGTACCTTTTTGCTACACCTCTTGCGTATTCATCTGATCGACAAGATCGCGCATCCCGGCGTTGACGATGGCTTCAGCGCCACCCGGGGGAACCGCAAACTCGCCAGCAAAGGCGAGGTAGTTGATGCCGTCAACGTAGTTGTCGAGCTTGCCCGGCGATGTCCTGACGCGCGACAACTTCAGGGCGTGCATGAAGACGTTGGCGTGGTAGGGGCTCAGGGGGCTGCCGGTGATTAGTTCAAAGATCTGGCAGGCGCGGGTCATCGTTTCCGCCATGCTGCCGTATTGCTCGTCCCTATTGCGTAGGATCAGGACGGCGTCGGTGAGGATTGCTGTGTGGTCCATTTTAATCTCCATACTTGCGAGGTTTGTTAGCACTTGTCATGCCGCCAAGTTCTTTAACTTTGCCGACGTAACGGTAATTTACAGCGGTAAGCCCGACCGAATAGTAGGGGTCAGTTCCCACCGGGATAGTGTTGTCTTTGTAGAACTCTTCAATGACGGTGAACTCACGTCTCTCCAGCGCATCACAGAAATCAGCCAGCCCATTAGCTGGGTACTCGCAGATGATCTGGTGAATTGGATTGTTACGCGACGGCATATTCATAGTGATGAGAAACTTCATTTACCTGTTATCTCCATTTCAATCACACTGATCATGCGCTTCGCTTCTTCAGCGCCACGGCACACGATGACCCTATCACCAATCACCGTCAAGTAGTCGTGCCAATCTTTTTGAAGTTTATCAACTACTCCACCTTTGGTGCGTTTCATCTCAATCCAGATCTTCCACGCAGGCACATAAAGATCCGGGACGCCAGCACTGACGCCCTCAACCTTCAATTTGGCCGCCGTAGTGATGCTGCGAGCACCACCATTGGGAATGGCAAAAATACGCACCCCGTCAAAAGTTTGACGGAACCATTTAACCAGCTCACGCTGCTCAAAATGCTCCGAGGGTATTTTCTCAGATGCCGTGGTTTTGATGGAAACCATGATATTCCTCTGCGTTTTTTCTAGCGTTAACAGCATCCTCAAACACTTCAAACGAACCAAGGTGGACAGATTTTCCATTAACCCTGATCTGCGCTTGCCAAATTCCAGTTTGAGAATGCTTAAACACGCCAGTCACTCCAGACTTATTTCTGCTTGATTTCGACAAGTTTTTTGAATTTTCTTTCCTGTTCACTAGGCGAAGATTTTTAACCCTGTTGTCTGTTTTATCGTGATTTATATGATCAATCTCTCCTTCGTCTGGCCACTCTCCATGGATAATTGCCCATGCGGCCCTATGAGCGAAGACCTTCTTGTCAAAAATAGCGCCAAACAAGTAGCCATTTGAATGAGGCGCGTTGATGGCGTTTTTCCCAACAAACCTTGAGTTCCAGCATGGCCGCATTTTATCTGAATGCAACCATGTGAACTTGCCAGTTTCAGGGTCATATGAAACGCGAGACCTGATTTCTTTGATTGTGAGGTTATCTTTCAAAATGGCGGCTCCATAACCCATTCATCACATTGATTTGCAACCTGAGTGAACTCTTTGGGCGGCTCCACGTCAAACACGCCACATTTGCCAGACCCACTGTAGTTCATGCAGTTGTAGCAAAACCGGGGCGGCCCCTTGGCAAATAGTTCTTTCATCATTTTCTCATGAGCCTCTAATTCCGGTGGCTTTTCCTGTATCATGCCCAGCTCCTTTTCATGACTTTGAAAAACTTGCCATCTTTTTTGTACTCAATGGTTTTGGGTGGTGCGCCAGTGTTTAGAGCCTCCGACATTGCATTCAAATCAGTTTCGGTCAAACTGATTTTAGCCCTTGAGGCAGAGCTAAGGTTGAAGATGGATTGTGCTGCCTTTTGCCCCGCATAGCCCTCATGCCTTACCGGAAAATACTCCACAATCGCCGGGTCTGACAGACCACCATAATATGATACCGCCAGCATCTCTTTACCACTGGTGCGGCTCAGGTGTTTGCGCCAGTGCCAATCCTTAACATCCATTTTGCTACCATCTAACCCCATAATGTCATCATGATGAAGCTGCAATTTCTTTTGCGCGATGGGGAATTGAAATCCGCAAGATGGGCACTCTTTTGCGCTTGGATGCACAAGCTCATGACACTGGGGGCAAGCCTTTACAGGGGCCTCACCGGGCTCGTCGGACTTCTTCCCGGTTTTGGGCGGCTGTACTGCCGTAATGGGTCCGTGCATGGCCACCACGCCAGCGAAGTCCAGCACCATGCAGTGGTCGGCATGGCTCTTGGGGCGCATCCCACGCCCCGCCATTTGTACATACAAGCTGGGGCTCATTGTGGGCCGCAGCATGGCAATCAAATCAATGTCCGGGTAGTCAAATCCGGTCGTCAGGACATTGGCATTGGTAAGCGCCCGCAGCCGCCCTGCTTTGAAGTCTGCAAGGATCTTTTCGCGCTCCTTTTTTGGCGTCTTGCCGGTCACGCAGGCGGCATCTATCCCCTTCTCTTGCAGCACCATCGCCACATGCTGGGCATGTTCAACGCCAGCGCAAAAGAATAGCCAAGCCTTGCGATCCCCCGCCATTTTCAGGACTTCAGAAACTACTGCCCGATTCTTGGGGTCAGTGTCCACCGCCGCCTGCAACTCGCTCTCAATGTAGTCTCCTTTTCCTCTCTTCTTGACGCCGGACACGTCCAGCTTTTCGGTCGTATGTTTGCTGCGTAGGGGCGCCAGAAAACCCTTGTAGATCAGTTCCTCAATGCTGACCGGCGTCAACAAGGCGTCAAACATGGCTGGCTTGTCGGTGATGTAGCCGTGGCCCAGCCTGAAGGGCGTGGCGGTCAGGCCAATCACGCGAAGTGCCGGGTTGATCTTGATCAGCTCCTGAAGAAACGTGCGGTAGTCACCGGTCTTCTTGTGATTGACCAAGTGGCACTCGTCGATGATCACCAAATCGACGTGTCCAACGTCCTTTGACTTCTTCCCAATCGACTGAATCCCGGCAAAGGTGATTGGCTCGCCAAGATGCTTCTTCCCAATGCTGGCCGAGTAAATCCCCATGGGGGCGTTGGGCCAATGCTGGCGAAGTTTTTCAGCGTCCTGTTCTATTAATTCTTTTTGATGGGTGAGCATCAAAATCTGCGTCTCCGGCCATGATTGCAGCGCGTCCTTGCAGAGAGCCGCCACGATGTGACTTTTGCCCGACCCAGTGGGCAGAACAATACAGGGGTTGCCCGCATTGCCCGCTGAGAACCAAGCGTAAAGCTCGTTGATGGTGTTTTGTTGGTAGTCACGGAGCTGAGTCATATTTCACCACCTTGGCGTCCGGCCATATCTTTTTAACTTTCTCCACCACCGGGTTGGCGCAGCCCGAGGCGTTGGCGATCAGTTCTTGGCTGCTGAAACCGTTCTCACCGTTCTGAACGTTCGTTCCGTCAATTTCGTAAACAGCGACCCATTCTCTGTCGCTGTTCTTCATTTTCCAAGGCACAAGGTCAGGATGAAGTACATGCAGGCTACATCCTTCGTGCTGATACTCCACCGCGATGTTATCCGATTCCCACGTCTCACACCGCCAAGTGCTGTCGTCCTTGGGGGTACTGTGTGCGCATGTCCTGCAATTGACGTGCTGGGTCAGTTTCGTCTCGTGGCAGAAAGAATGCGCATCGCAGAATTTACACTGAAACCATGACGGGTCAGTTGATATAGGCGGCGGCATACGCTCAGACAGCGCCACACGCTTGCCACGCGCAACCAGCTTTTCCGCCATCTCCTTGTCATAGCGGACCCGTTCGGTGTAAATGCGGTCGTTGTCCTTACAAACAGCCACGTATAACGCACGGTCAATGCCGGTCCCGTGCATGTAGACCTGCATCTGAGCGTAATGTTCAGGCTTTGATTTTTCGACACCCTTCGCCTCCACGTCGTTAAATGATTTAAATGAATGCGTCTTGAACTCGCCAATGTGCTGCTTGTTCGGGGCCTCCGGCACACCGCTATCAATAATGGCGTCGATGCTGCCAGACACATGGCAACCAAAATTCACGCCCTCCTGCGCGTTCAACGGCTTGACCACAATCCCAATCGCGCGAAGGTCTTTGATGATGTTCGGCTCTTCCTGATGCCCCCGGCGAAACAGGCGCAAGATCCGCCCCGGAAACTTAGGCTGCACCGCCCAGCGGAATGACAGCCACATCTTGCGCTCGCAGATGCTGCCAAGCATGGATGCCCCCATATGGGCGCGGGGGCGTTCGGTGTTTTCCTCGTGGGCCTTGTCGATCAGGTTTTCGATGGTGTCTTCGCGGTCAGGTATTTTCATGTCAACTCCCAAAAAAACCGGGGCGTTGCCACCCCGGTCGTTAGTGTTATTTCTTTGCCCACGGCGGCGCGGCCTTCGTAGGGGCGGCGGCAACGTTCTGAACGTTCTGAACGTTCGAACGAACGGAAACGGGCGGCGCACCCCCGGCGATTGGCTTGAAGCCCTTCACTTGGTTCTTGTCGCCGTACTGCTCGGACTTTTCGATGTCCAACTTGATCATCAGGCTGTTGCCGATGAGCTGGTCAGTGTCACCCACCCGGGCCAGACCGATGGCGCGGCAGATTTCGCCAAGCTGCTGGCGCCCGATCTCCTCGGCCTTCGGGGAGGCGTTGCGAATATTCAGATTTCCAAATACCACGCGGCCCTGATGGGTCGGGCCGGTGATGTCATACCGCAGCGCAATATACTGGCCGGTCCCGGTCTTGGTGTTCTTCATCTCAGCCGCCGACATGGTGGCCGAGTACCAGCCCGGGGGCAGGGGATCAAAGTTGCCAGTGTTGCCCTGCGGGAGGGCGGATACTTCAAAGGTTTCGCCGAGGTTTGCCATGTTATTTAATCCTTGATGATGGTGAAGGAGGGGCGTCCGGGAGTTGCGGTGATTGCGCGGGCGAAAACTTGCTTCACGTTGTCGCCCACGCCATTCCAAGCGGTCATGCTTAGTTCGGGCTTCCAGCGGAATAGCAGGCCGAGGTGGTCCTGCATGTCGTTTTCCGCTGCAATCTCTTGGGCCATGTCCCCATCGACCTTGCGGTTGATGCGGCAGGCGATCTTGATGGTGAAGGGATCGGCCTCCACCTTGCGGGTGTGCTCGTCCATCGGTTCCACCCCAATACGGCGAGCCATCTCGTCCTCAATCAGGCGGCGCTTTTCGGTGGCATCCCGTTCGGCATCCTTTGCCTCCATCCACTCTTGAGAAAGCTGCTGGAGGGTCCTCACGATGCGCCACCGATCTTTGCGATGATCTCGCCAAGGTCAGGCGCCTCCCACGCGCCAAGCTTGCCCGAGCGGTCCTTGGCATTCCACAGACCATCCGAGTCGCACATGATGGCGCGCTGCGTATTGCCGTCAGCGTCTTTCTCAACGCGCAGGGCCAGCACCTCATCGAAGAAATATGGCAAGGCCTGTCCGGTTTTGTTTCCCGGCATAGAAGGCGCGTAAAGGATTCGCCCCATTTCGTCCGTGGACTTCTCCAGCTTGGCGCTCATGTAAACGTGCTTGCCGGGCAAATCGCGGAAGGCGCGGATGATGTCAGCCATCTGCTCCTGCATGGCGCCGTATGCCTGCCGGGGGTCCTTCGCGATCTTCTTTTCATGGTTCAGGACGACTTCAGCAATTTCGCTGATGCTGTCGAGCGCCACAGATTTGAACTTAGCGCCAGCCTCAGGGGTGGACCCATACAAGGGCCTCTTCTAAATCCTGCATGCTGGAGATCTCGATATAGGGAAGGTCGGCGTCCTGAATGGAAAGAAGGCCGCCCTCCGCCGAAAGAATGATCGGATCGGGAAGGGTGCGAATCAAACTGGTCTTGCCCGCGCCCGCCTGCCCATAAACGAGCATCTTCACGCCGTTGGCAGATAGGCTGCCGGTTGTTTTAACAGATATGGCCAAAGTGGCCTCCTTTGTCTTGATCGGTCGGACTATCCGGTCGATCAACACTTGCAATCTAGTTGTGGTTCTGGCACTTTGCAACAACGAAATGTCAAAAATCCACACGAGGTTGAAAAATGATGACAATAGAGGCGATCAGGCTTGCCTTGCTCGACCGGCGAATCAGCATGGTCGCCGAAGCCACCAAGATTCATTACAATACGATCAGGAGCCTTCGGGACAGCAAGGTCGCCAACCCAAGCTATCGAGTTCTCAAGGCTTTGAGTTCTTATTTGGAAGGTGCCGCCAATGGTTGACCTCACCGGAATTTTGGGCGGGCCTTGGGCGCCCCCAGCCGAAAATACGCTGCCCCCCGAAGACCAGCTCCGCGATGCAATCATGGCTGCGGGCCTGACCCCACCCAAAGAAATTCTGCTGGATGGTAAAATCCACAGGTTTTTTTCAGGGACTAAAGGATCAGGTGGCCACGACAAGCCCGGATTTTACATTGCCTTTGGCGATGGCATCCCCGCCGGGCGCTTCGGTTGCTGGCGCTCGGGCATCGAATCAACGTGGCGGGCGGACGTTGGCCGCAAGCTGACCCACACCGAGGAAATGACCCACGTCCGCCGCATGGCTGAGGCGAAGGCCCTTCGCGATGCAGAGACGGCCAAGAAGCAGGAAATCGCGGCCAGCACCGTCGAGACTATCTGGATTGAGTGCGGCCCGGCCAGCCCGGACCATCCCTACCTCAAGGCCAAGGGCATCAAGACCCACGGCGCCCGCGTAACAGGTGACGGTCGCCTCATTGTTCCCCTCTTCGATCAGGCCGGGAACCTCTCCAGCCTCCAATACATCGCCGCAGATGGCGGCAAACTATATCACTCAGGCGCACAGACTGGGGCGCGCTTCTGGCAGATTGGGACCATTGACGAGCCCGGCACCCTCTACGTTGCCGAGGGCTTCGCAACCGCCGCGACCATCCATGAGGCCACAAACCGCCCCTGCGTCGTCGCCTACTCCGCCTCCAACCTCGTCCCCGTCACCGGCATCCTGCGCGAGATCCACGGCGCGGCCCAAGACATTGTTGTCGTGGCGGACCATGACGCCTCGGGTGTCGGCCAGCGTTACGCCGAGCAGGCCTCCGCAAAGCATGGAGCCCGCATGGTTATGCCTCCAGAGCTAGGTGACGCCAACGACTACAAGCAGGCGGGCAATGATCTGGCGGCTCTTCTCTCCCCGCCCAAGGACGACTGGCTTATCCCAGCCGACGACTTCTGCGCACAGCCCGCGCCCATCTCGTGGCTCGTCAAGCGTTGGGTGCAGGACAAGGCTCTCGTCATGGTCCACGGGCCCTCCGGGGGCGGCAAGACCTTCGTCGTGCTTGATTGGTGCCTGCGCATGGCCGGTGCCGTCCCCGAATGGGCCAGCCTCAAGGTCCGCCCCGGCACGGTCGTCTACCTCGCGGGCGAGGGCCACCACGGGCTCCGGGGCCGCGTGGCGGCTTGGAAGGTCCACAACGGCGCCGGGGGCCTGTCCATGTGGCTCTCCCGCGACGGCTGCGACCTCAACACCCCCGCAGGCTACATGAGGGTGGTGGACAACGTCCGGGCTCTCCCCAAGCGGCCCAGCCTGATCGTCGTCGATACCCTTCACAGATTTCTTTTGGGCGACGAAAATTCCGCCCAAGACGCAAAGACCATGCTCGATGCCTGCGGCGCCCTCATGTCGGAGTTTAACTGCTCGGTCCTGCTGGTCCACCACACCGGCGTCAGCGACGAGGCCCAGCACCGGGCGCGCGGGTCCTCCGCGTGGCGGGGCGCTCTCGACATCGAGATCAGCATCGTGCCCGGCAAGGACGGGGGGCCGATCCAGATCGTCCAGCGCAAGTCCAAGGATGCGGAACTGGCCGAGCCAGTCTGGGCGGAGCTGACCTCGGTCACGATCCCGGGCTGGGTGGACGAAGATGGGCAGCCGGTCACGAGCGCGGTTGTGAGCCTCACGGAGGCCCCTGTGGCGCCCAAGAAGGAGAGTAGGGTGGAGACACTACGCAAGCAGTTCGAGGCGGCTTGGTACGCCTCCGGGGCCGAAGAACGCAATGGCATGCCCTACCTCACCCGCGCGGCTCTCAGGGACAAGCTTGTGGCTGATGGGTGTACTGAGGCAACGGCGGACAAGAAGCTTAAACCGGGGTATCCCGACCAGCTCATTGGGGCGTTGCTGGTGGCTGAAATCATCACCCCCTTCGCAAATGGGTGGGTGGTCAGTAACGACGTTCAGGCGTCGGGGATGATGATGGGGAGGGGGCAGCGGTAATGATTTTTATTGTTATGCTCAACCGGACCGTAACGGACTTTTTCGGACTTAGTCCGTTTAGGTCCGTGACGGACCAACGGACCGGACCGGACTTTTGGCGGACGGTCCGTTTGGGGGCTAAAGGTCGCCAAGGGCGGATCCAACGGACCGGGGCGGACCGGGACACAGGGTACTGCACCCCCCTTACGGGGGGGCAGTCCGTTCCGGTCCGTTGGGTCCGCCCGGCGAGCTGGGGCAGTCCGGAGATGGCTGGCTGGGGCTTGAAGATTTTAGCTAAATACTATAGGGTTTAGGAGTTGAGTCGATTGAAAGGGCAAAAAAATGGGTAAGCTTTATCATGGCAATCCAGAGGCAAAAGATGGTTGGGCGACATTTGGCGAAAAGTGTGGGTGTGATGGTGTTGATTGGGTTGTTTTGCACAAAATGCACGAGAAGGGATTTTTAAATTTCAAAGTTGCTGCATGTGGGAAGGTGGAGAACAAGGCAAATTATTGGTTTTCTTTTAAAATAAAAAACCAAGCATTTTTTGGCAGAGATTTTTTGATTATGAGATCCAATCGCTCGGAGTTGTCTGATTTCGTTGAAACCAAAATTAACGACATACTTGAACTTAACAAAATAGGGGCATGAACATGAACGAAGCAAATAGCCAAATAAACAACACCATCGACCTCGCGATGCTGATGAGGCCGTTCCTGACCGGCAAGGATATCCCGGTGGTGATGGGGACGCTGTGCCTGCTCATGGCGGAGGCCCTCACCGTCGTTGGCGATCCCAAGGCGATGGACAAGAATGTGGATCTCGTCGGCGTCTGCATCCGTGGGTACATCGAACAGATCGAGGGGATGGCTAATGACCCAGCGTGAAACGACCCCCGCCGACATACCAGAGGACGCCGAGCGCGAGGTGTATGGGGCCCTCATGCAAATGGTGGAAAACGAGCGGCGCTTTTCTACCCCAGACCCACGAATAGAGAAGCTGAAAGACGCGCTGCGGAAGATTGCCGCACAGGCGTGGTCGGACCATGGGAAGGAACACAACTTTTGCCACCCCGACGGGTGCGATGGGCCGGGGATCGCCAGACAGGCGTTGGAGGAAGATGAATGATTATCCAGCCATCCAGCCGCCGGGGCTTCCTAACCGGCATGGCGTCCCTGTTCGCGGCGCCCGCCATCGTCAGCGCCCAGAACCTGATGCCCGTGAAGGTCATCCCGTTCGAGCCCTACATGCTCGTCAGGGGGCGCAACATCGCTATCAATAAAATTGTAGAGGTTAAGTTATATGAAAAGGCTGGCGATCCTTTTGCCTTCCTAAGCGAGGATTTCTACCGCCGCCTTGGTCACACCACTAGCCTCATGTCCATGTCTGGGCTCCAGACGGCTGCCATCGAGAGCCGGGCTGATGAGAAGGCGATGCGGTTTTTCCAACACCCTGAGCCGCAGGTTTTTCGTCTGCACCATAAAAGCGAACCCTTCGCTATGCAGACGGCAGACCGCCTCTACGGCCCGGACGAGGTCGTCTTCGTTTCTGAACCTCCATATCGGTGGTGATATGGACGAACACATCGACTGGGAGCTGTTCGACTTGTCCCCAATCCACGAAAAGGATCTGGCGGACGTGATCTGGAACGTGATGCAGGATGAGGGTCACCTGAACATGTACTACGTCATAGGACAGTTTAGGGAGCGTGGGACGCCGCAGGAGATACACGCCGCGCTCAACAGCCTGCTGGACAGGGGCCGGGCGTACATGACCCCGGCGGGGACGCGCATGCGGTGCCTGTGGGGCTGGCAGCGGGGCCTGCCGGGCGAATAAAAAAGGGCCGGGGGACGCAGTACCTGCCCCCGGCCCCCTTAACCTAACGCACCCCCTCGGGCGTTAGGAAAGTTTGATTAGTTCATACCTTGAGTGTCTCAAGTATTCTATCTTCCACCCACTCCAGCGGGATCAGGCCGTCCTTGATGGCCCGCAGCAGGATGGAGACGGACTGGGGGATGGGGCTGTGGCCGGACAGCCAGAGTTGGGGCGTCCGGCGCGTCACCCCCATCAGGACGGCCACGTCGCCAGTGGTGAAGCCGAGGTCCTTGATGAGTTCTCTGAAGGTGGCGGGGGTCAATGCACCATCTCCAGCAACGCCGCCCGTGCGGAGGCCTGTGAGTGGGCATGACGCAAATCCCCGTGGATGGATAGCGCCCGCCAGATGGGCCTGCCCTTGGCCTTCATATGGCCTTGGCGGACCCATCCAATTAGGCGGTCGAAATAGAAGATCTCGTAGCAGCCGTCCGGCTTGAGGCGGGAGGTGTGGATCATCAGATGAACTCCCCGATCACAACCGCGTCCAATTTGGCGACGATGGGGGCGAGCTGCGCCCTTGCCTTGCCCAGAAGGGCGGCGTCGGCCACGGTCAACATGCACACGCTCATGGGATGCTTCTTGGCGTGGTGGGCAAGCTTGAGGGCGTTCATGTCGGTGGGCAGGTCTCTGTAGGCGTCAATGAGCTTCTGCATAGTGATTCTCCATTTCAGGGGTTGATGAGTGTCTGGGGGAGTTTTCCTCCCCCAGATTGGCCGGTGGACGGGGTGGACGTAGAGCATCAGTCGCGTCCCATGTGGGGGACGTCTAGGGCCGCGCGGTGGGCCTCGTCGAGGGTCTGGGTGATGTAGGCGCTGGTGATCAGGATGACTTCCCAGCAGTCGCCGGTCTCGGCCTTGCGGCGGTCGGCCCACTCTCTTGCGGTCTTAAGGTAGACGGTGGTGTCGCAGAGGGCGATCTGCTCGGCAAAGGAGAGGTCCGAGTTGTTGTTGATGAGGTAGAACATGTTCAATCTCCATTCAGGTGGTAGGCGAGGTCCGAAGCCCCCGGTTGGTGATTAGGCCGCCTTCTTGACCTTCTTGGCCTTGATGCGGACGACGGGGAAGGCAATGCCCTCGACTTTGCAGGAGTCAATCTGGGCCTGCGTCAGGCCCAAGGCCAACAAAGCCTTCTCGTTGATGGTGGTGCGAGATTGCAGAGCTATTTCAAGGTCGGCGGTGTCGCCCTCAATGAAGCCGTAGCCGTTGACGATGTCCACGACATCCTTCTTAGCGCCCTTGAGGGTGGTCTCGGCCTTGTCGAACTGTGCCTTGGCACCGAGGTAGACTTCGACGGCGGCGGTGCGGTTGGCGAGGTAGTCGTGGATTTCTACGAACATATCAATCTCCATCTGGTTTGTTCCGGTCTCTATCTCGACCGTAGTTATTCAATACCGCGAAAGCGTTTCGCCTGTCAACAGGGTTTGTGAAATTATTTCGCCTCCCGGTCATTTAGTTGATCCATCAGGATCTCGATGGCCTCCAGCGCCGTGGCGCCGTAGCCGATGGGGTCGTCCTCCTGCCCGTCATAGTCGTCGGTGACGGCGCACCAGTCCCAGCTCTTGTGGGGCGAGTGGACATTGAAGTTCACGATGATCTTGTAGCTGGTGGTCATGGTGTCCCCCTCAGATCTTGACGTATTCGCTGGGGTCAACCTCAAAGATCGTGTCCATTGAGCCGACCAGCTTGCCCTGTACGTAAACGGCCTCGACATACTCTGCCTCGTCGGGGGTCTGCATAGCCACGATCTCGACCAAGTCGCGCGCGGCAGCCTCAGAGTAGGGATCGGTGCCAAGGACGTGGTCCACGATGGCCTCGCACATCTGGTCGTACAGATCGACGCCAGTGGCGGTGAAAGTCAGGCAGGGGAGGGTTTCGCCGAGGCCGTAGAAGTTGAAAGTCATTTCTAATCTCCATCTGGTAAGTGTCTCGGTCGCTGACCGTGGAATAGGTATACGCGAAAGCATTTCGCCTGTAAAGGGGGGTTAGCCCCTGTGGATAACTTTTTTGAAAATAATTTCGGGGGGACGTTTTGCCCGCAATTCTGGGGGGCATTGTCCTTTAGCCCGAGAGAGACTATCTTTGAAGAGAATGTGAGGGGCTTGAACATGGCTGTTAAGAAGGCGATTGCCTTAAAAGAAAAGCGTCCAGTCGGGCGCCCGTCGCTGTATCGTCCCGAGTATTGCGAAGTTGTGATTAAGCTTGGGAAAGAAGGCTGCTCGCCTGCAGAGATCGCTTCAGAGCTTGATGTTGATAGGGCTACGCTGATCCATTGGACGCAAGAGCACAAAGAATTTCTCACAGCTATGACACGCGCGAAGACTCATGAGCAGGCTTGGTGGGAGAAGGCTGGCAAGTCCGGGATGATCGCGGACAAGTTCAACTCCGCCGTTTGGACCAAGTCAGTCTCGGCCCGTTTCCGCGAGGATTACACGGAAAAACGCGACGACGCGCCCCAAATCACTATCGTCAATAACAGCGCCGTTGACGTTCGTCAGCTCGATGCTGACAGTCGTGACGCTTTGCGCATGGCGCTGATGAGCGCCGGGAAGACCATTGAGCACGACCCGGGAGAGCGGTGATGCTCCAGCTCAACCCGCCGCTGCCGGTCACGACGCCCAAGGGCGCGGGCCTCGCGCACGTCGTTATTGACTACGGCGCCGAGCACGATCTCGTGTGGGTCGTCTTTCAGGACACTGGCGAGTGCTGGTCGTGGCGCAATCAGGACATTCGGGCTCAGGCTAACGTCACGATGGGGAGGAAGATATGAAGCCCTACCAATCCTGCGGACCCCACTGGGCCTACGGCTGGCTGCGCCGCCCCGAGATGGACAGTTGCGACGAGGGCTACTGCTACGAGGCCCCTGACGGCCTGCTGATCTATTCCTCGCAGGAGGACCACATGAAGGTCATGACCTTGTTCGAGGTGATCGGCGAGGACGGCGAGCCGTACCTGTGCGACCGGGAAGGCCTGAGCTGCTGATGCCACGCTACGTCACATATGGCGATCAGAAGATCGACATCGACCAGACGCTCTATGAGCTTGACCTAGTCGATGCCGAGGAGAGCCTCGCCGCGTTCGTGCGTCAGGCGTGGGCAGTCATCGAGCCCGGTCAGAAGTATGTACACGGCTGGCACATCGACTTCATCTGCGCGCACTTAGAAGCCATCACGGACGGCGTCGAGTTGGACAATGGCGAGCTTTACAACCGCCTGCTAATCAACGTGCCGCCGGGCACGATGAAGTCCCTGCTCTGCGGCGTCTTCTGGCCAGCGTGGGAGTGGGGCCCCCGCAACATGCCCCACCTGCGTTACGTTTGCGCCTCGCACAGCCTCGATCTCGCCATCCGCGACGGCCTGCGCATGCGGCGCCTGATCATGTCCGAGTGGTATCAAAAACGCTGGGGCGACCGCGTCACGCTGACCGGCGACCAGAACCAGAAGACCAAGTTCGAGAACACAAGCACAGGCTTTCGGCAGGCCGCAGCCGCCGGGTCGATCACAGGCGCCCGTGGCGACCGCGTCATCATCGACGACCCTCACAGCGTCGACGGCGCCAATTCCGACGCCCAGCGCGAGTCCACCGTCCAGTGGTTCCTCGAAGCCGTCCCGACCCGCCTCAACAACCCAGACAGCTCGGCCATCATCGTCATCATGCAGCGCCTGCACGAGGCTGATGTTTCTGGCGTCATCCTCGACAAGCGCCTCGGGTATGATCACGTCATGCTCCCGATGATGCTGGACAAAACCCGCGCCTACCCGACCAAGCTGGGCATTGAAGATCCGCGCGAGACCGAGGGCGAGCTGCTCTTCCCCGCCCGCTTCCCGCAGGAGGTCGTGGACCGAGACAGCAAGGTCATGGGCCCCTACGCCACCGCTGGCCAGTTCCAGCAGGAGCCCACGCCTCGGGGCGGCGGCGTTATCAAGGCCCAGTGGTGGGAGACGTGGATGGAGGAGGGTTACCCGGCCTTCGACTACATCATCGCCAGCATCGACACGGCCTACACGTCGAAGACCGAGAACGATCCGTCTGCCATGAGCGTCTGGGGCGTTTTCTCGGGCGACATCGCCACGTCCGCCCGGTCGGACAACTTCGTCAGCCCACGGGGCCGGTTCAAGAGCGTCGAGGAGGAGGCCGCCCGCTTTGACGAGGGCGTCCGCATCCGCGACATGCTCGACCACAACCCCGAGAGCGTCCCCAAGGTCTTCCTCATGGGCGCGTGGCAGGAGCACCTTGAGCTGTCCAAGTTGGTCGAGAAGGTGGCGGCCACCTGCCGCAAGTTCCGCGTGGACAAGCTCCTCGTCGAGGCCAAGGCGTCCGGCCTGTCCGTCGCGCAGGAGATTAGGCGCCTGTACGGGGCCGAGGACTTCGCCGTCCAGCTCATCAACCCCGGCAGTCTCGACAAGCTGGCGCGGGTCTACTCCATCCAGCACCTGTTCAGCGAAGGCATGATCTTCGCCCCCGACCGGGCTTGGGCCGACATGGTCATTCGCCAGTGCGAGACCTTCCCCAAGGGCAAGCACGACGACTTGGTGGATACCGTCAGCATGGCCCTGCGCCACCTGCGCGAGACCGGCTTGCTCGTTCGAGCGCCAGAGCGTATTGCTGAAATCGACGCCGGACGCCGCCATGTTGGTGCCGGTCCCGCACCCCTCTACCCAATATAAAGGTTAAGCCCATGATCCAAGCCAGCGCCGTCGTCGATGTCATCACGCCCAACACGCCCAAGCGGATCGGGAACTTCCGGGTCGAGGTCTGGGGCCAGTCGCCCTACGACTTCGTCCGTCACTATGAGATTATGGCGCAGTCTGATACAATCGCCGCACAGCAAGGCATCGCCCGCTTCGTCGCGGAGATGGAGGCAATGCCCGAGCCGCCAGTTCAAGGACCGTAATCATGCCTTTGCCCGGCCTTGCGCCCCAAAATATCCGCCTGCCCGGCATGCCCGACGCGGCCATTCCCGTGGCGACCGACGTGATCATTGAGGCGGACGACGGCCCGGCGCCGGAGCTGAACGACAACGAGCCCATCCTGCGGATTGAGCATGAGGACGGCTCCATTTCAATCAGCATGGACGGCAAGAGCCTCGTCGATCAGCCCGGCAAGGGCAAGGGCGGCTGGTTTGATAACCTCGTTGAGGACATTGACCAAGGCGCGCTCGGCTCTATTGCCGATGAGCTTCTGCGGGGCATCGAGGACGACATCGAAAGTCGCCGCGACTGGATTGAGGGCCGGGCGCAGGGCATCAAGCTGCTGGGCCTGAAGCTGGAAATCCCCGGCATTGCGGGCGGCGCGGACGGAGCGCCTGTTGAGGGTATGAGCCGTGTCCGCCACCCGCTGCTGCTTGAGGCGGTCCTGCGCTTTCAGGCCAATGCCCGCTCTGAGTTGCTGCCGACCGACGGCCCGGTGAAGATCCGGGACGACAACAACAACGCCACGCTGGAGGAGGACACGCTTGCCAACGCGCTTGAGCGTGACCTGAACCACTACCTAACGTCCACGGCGTCCGAGTACTATCCCGACACCGACCGCATGCTGCTTATGCTGGGCTTTGGCGGCACGTCCTTCAAGAAGGTTTACTTCTGCCCCCTGCGTGGCCGCCCGGTATCCGAGAGCGTGGACGCGGACGACCTGATCGTGAACAATGCGGCGACCGACCTTCGCAATGCGAAGCGCATCACGCATCGCAGCATGATGAAAGGCTCGACCGTCCGGCGCCTCCAAATCCTCGGCGTCTACCGCGACGTTGACCTGCCCGCCCCGAAAGACCCCGATCTAGACGCGGCGCAGCGCGAGGAGCGGGCCCAGCAGGGCATCTCGGCGGGTTCCTTCCGGCCCGAGGACCGCGACCGCGAGATCTACGAGTGCTACTGCGAGTTGGACATTCCCGGCTTCGAGCACAAGTACAAGGGCAAGGAATCCGGCCTTGAAATCCCCTACCGCGTGACCATCGACCTGTCCTCCCGCGAAGTCCTGTCCATTGTCCGCAACTATGACGAGGACGAGGCCGAACTTCCCGAGGCGCGCACGAACTTCGTCAAATACACCTTCGTTCCGGGCCTCGGTTTCTACGACATTGGCCTGCTCCACATCCTTGGCAACACGACCAACGCCATCACGGCGGCGTGGCGCGAGATGCTGGACGCGGGCATGTACGCCAACTTCCCCGGCTTCCTTATGGCGGATACCGGCGCCCGGCAGAACACCAACATCTTCCGCGTCCCGCCCGGCGGCGGCGCCCTCGTCAAGACCGGCGGCATGCCGATCCAGCAGGCGATTATGCCGCTCCCTTATAAGGAGCCCGGCCCAGCGCTGATGAACCTCGTCAGCAACATGGCCGAGACCGGCATGCGGGTCGGCGGCACGTCCGAGATGCAGGTGGGCGAGGGCCGCGCCGACGCGCCCGTTGGCACCACGCTGGCCATGATCGACCAAGCCACCAAGGTCCTGAACGCGGTCCACAAGCGGATGCACGCCGCGCAAGCGCAGGAGTTTCAGCTTCTGACCCGCTGCTTTGAAGAGAACCCCGAGAGCTTTTGGCAGCGCAATAAGAAGCCCGCCTACCCGTGGGATGAGGCGACGTTCCTTTCCGCTTTGGACAACTGCAACCTCGTTCCGCAGGCTGATCCGAACACGGCATCGCATTCTCAGCGCATGATGAAGATCATGGGCCTAAAGCAGCTTCAGCAGGGCAACCCCAGCCTGTACGACCCGATTGCCATCGACACCGCCGCCTTGCAGGCGATGGGCTGGAGCAACCCCCAGCAGTTCATGGTGCCGCCCTCCTCGCTCCAGCAGAAGCCCCCGCCGGAAGTTCAGTACGCGCAGGCAATGGTGCAGATTAAAAAGCAGGAAGCTGACGCCAAGACCGCAATGGTTCAGGTCAAGCAGCAGGAAGTTGCGGCCAAGGCGCAGGAAGGCCAAGGCGTTCAGGGCGCACAAGGCCCGACCGTTGAGGACCAACTCAAGATGGCTGACTTGCAGGTCAAGAAGCAGGAGCTTCAAGACAAGCAGCAGGACTCGATGATGGACGCCATTAACCGCAAGCGTGACCGTGAGAGCCGCGAGCGTCTGGCAGCCGTCAAACTGGCCGAGACCATCGCGACCGTGCCCGGCGCGGACCAAACGGTGCAGAGCCTGCTTGACCCCGGCATGATCCAGCGCCTTGAGAGCAACGAGCAGCCCCTGACGGCGGAGTAGTGAGATGGCGGACGAAGATCGCTACCTGACAGGCGGAGGGGAAATTATCCCTGAACAACGGTCGGCATCCTACGCCACGAACACCAGCCTCGGGCCGTTTAGTGGCGGCGCTATCTTGTCCGGTCAAGACGAAAACGTCCCCATGTACGGCGGGCGCTTCACGGCGCAGCTCCCCGAAGGGTTAAGCGCCACCTTGAGCCGCACCAATCAGGCTGGCGAAACTGCTGGCCACGCCCGTGACGCCATTCAACTTGCCAAGCAACTTGCGGCTGGGCAGCTTGCCTTTGAGGCCAGCCGCGTCGGCTCTGAAGGCCTGCCGTCCTACGGCCTCCAGTACAGCGGGCAGATCGGGCGCGAAGGCGGTGCGCCGTCCTATTACCCCCAGCCCAAAGGCCACTGGTTTGTCGAGGCGGGCGGGACGCCCCACACGCCTGAGCGCCATGTGCGCGGCGGCGCTCGATTTAACTTTGCTGATGGGGGGCATATTGAAGCCGCCCTCCACGCCGCGCGCCAGCACTTTGATGAGGGCGGGTTCCTCGACAGCCTGCGCGGCATGTTTTCCGGGCCTGACTATCAGTCTACAGGCGACAAGGTTGTTGATGATGGGCGGGTGAACTGGGGCAACCCCGATCTGCCATCTGACTTCTTCCGGGCTGATAAGGCTATGCGCTTGGCGCGTGAGGTGCAGGCGAGGGAGCCAGAGGCCGCGCCGCCGCGTCAGGTTCAGGAGCGCCGCCCCGTCGAGGCGCCGCGTCAGCAGATTTCGTCTCCGCCCCCGGCACCCGCACCAGCGCAAGCGTTTCGTCCTGTAGCGACCTTGCCAATTGGTGATGTTGAGCCGCATGATTTTCCGCCGGTCACGACGCCCAGCTTGGTATTTGGTGAGCCGGTGTATGGGGAGAAAACCCAGCGCCTTAGTGGCGGTGAAGACCAGAATAAAGCACCCGCAGTGCAGATGGATTACACCATTGGAAATGCAGGGGCGCTTTGGCCATCATCCGGAAATGATATTCAAACTTACGCGGGGATTGTTCCAGCAGATTTTAATGAGGGTATTGGCAACCCAATGTCCGTTGATGATGCGCGCCAGTCCATGATGTTTCGGCCTGAGCCAAGGGCCGAGGTTGCCCGCGCCGTCTCTCTAGCCCGCGAGACCATCCCCAGCGCCGCCGACGCTCTCGCCGCCGTGGAAAAGCTCCACAATGCTGGCGTTTACTCCGGCGAGGCGCTGGACAAGGCTGGCGAAATCCTCGCGGCCCACAACCGCGCCATGTTCGACAACATCCCGGTCGAGGAGGCCTTGCGCCTTAACCGCGCCGCCGGGCCGATGATGATCAATCAGGGCATGCCGAGGGAGGAGCGCCCCGCCGTTCAGCCCCTCGCCTACACCGCCACGCCAATCGCTGCGCCCGCAGCGGCGGCAATTGATCAGGCGGCGGGTAAGCTAACGGCGCGCGTTGATCCCAATTCCGAGGCAGAGCGCGCCAACAACGTCTGGAACCGGATGCTCATACAGGAGTCCGGCGGGCGCCAGTTTGACCGCAACGGCAACACGATCACGTCGCCCGTCGGCGCGCTCGGCATCTCTCAGGTCATGCCATCGACCGGCCCCGAGGCGGCCCAGTTAGCTGGCCTGCCGTGGAGCTTGGAGCGCCTGCGCACCGATCCCGAGTACAATCACGCGCTGGGCCGCGCCTACTACGAGGCGCAGCTTGAGCGGTTTGGCGACCCGACGCTGGCCGCCGCAGCCTACAACGGCGGCCCGGGCCGCGTGGCCGGTGCGCTGCGTCAGGCGCGCGAGACTGGGCGCCCGTGGACGGCGTTCCTCCGTCCTGAGACGCAGAACTATGTGCGGGTTGTGGGCCGCGCCGAAGGCGGCGAAGTAGATGGCGCTTTAGACGCAGTGCGCAAGAAAATGATTGAAAGCGGCGGCGGCAATGATTTTCCCGCAACGGCTATCAATCAAGCCATGGCGCATGCGGCCACACCCAATTCTCCAATGACAACAACTACTCCACCCGTTTCGCCCGGCCCCGTTAGTCCGACTCCATTTGCGGCGCCGCCTGCACCAACAGTGACGCCTGCCCCCATTGGCGTGGCCCCCGCCGCAATGACATCTGACCAAATATTTTCAATGAACAATCCGTTTTCAAATCTTAATCAAACAGGATTAACTGCGGCTCCAAATAATTCCGTGGCAAATCAACAGGCGCTCGGTACTCAGATTGGGGCACAAGTAGGGAAGGCCCTGAGCAACAATTCTATCTCAGCCCCCGTGGCGGCTCCTGCACAACCCTCTAACCCGTATGGGGCGATTGGAACGCCCGGCACCGCATCAATGGTTGCTGCACCAAAATCATCTATCCAAGCCAGTGCAATTGCGCCCACACCTCCGGCTAAAGCATCAACAATTCCCGGCGTTCAGAAACCATCATTTGTGGCGCCAACACCGTTTGCGAAGGCGTCAGAGTTGGAAGACAATCCTGCTCTTACAGGCCCGACTATTGCGGGCCTGCCATTTAGCCAAGCAGGGCAAGATCAAAGCATCGGTGGCGAGACCGGCGCATTTGGTGAAGCAGCGTCGGCTCCATCTGCACCGTCTGCACCGGCAGGGGCGTCTGCGGCCAATGATGGAACTATTGGCGGAAACACTGGGTCTTATGGGGCACCTGCGGCGGCTACCGCTGCGCCTGATTACGGAATAAGTATTTCTGAGGCAAACGTATCTTCTGATCCCGGATTGGCTGCGGCCCTTGCTGACGCGCAGGCTCAAGCTGATGCTGAAAATTCCTCTGATGCCTCTGATGCCTCTGATGGATCAACCGGCGGCTGGGGCGGCTGGGGCGGCAATGGAGCTGATGACAGCGGCGGTTACGGTGGCGGCTATGGAGGCGATGGCAGCGACGGCGGGGGAAGCGACGGCGGTGGAGGAGATGGCGGTGGGGGCGGAGATGGTGGGGGAGGCGAAAAGCGCGGCGGCTATATCCACACGCGCCGGGCTTACGGTGGGATAATTGATCGCGCCCTCCACGTCGTGCGCGAGCATCATGCTGATGGAGAGGCGGTGGGGCAGGGGCCCATTGCCACCGACAACTCTGAGCGGGTTCGCGCCGCCGAAGACGCAGCAAATCTGGCGAAGCAGATCCAAGCCTACGAGGCTAGCATGGCGAGCATCCGCCAGCAGCCGCAAGACATCCAGTCGATGACCCATGCCCCCGAGAAGCCCCGGGCGCCGATTAGCGTCGAGGCGTTGGGCAAGAACAGGGAATTTGGGTCTGCGCCCTACGACGTGGCTGGTCCGCTCTCAACCCTCGCGCAGGGCGCGTATGATTATAAAACCGCCCCACTCTATGCGGCTGGCATGGCGTTCCCGCCCGCAGCGGCGCTGGGAACGGCCATTGACACCGCCGAGGGCGTGGCGTCCGGTAGCCCGACACAGGTGGCCATGGGTGCGCTCGGTGGGCCGCTCAAGGTCGCGCCCAACGTGATTGCGCCGCTGGCTGTGGCGACCGGGGTGGCCGCGCCTGATGAGGCGGAGGCCTCGTTTGCTGGGGTGCTTGCCAAGACAGCAAATCTTAACAAATTTGAAGAAGCCCTTAATAGCATTGGAAAATATGGTGTTACTTCAGAGCAAGTTCGTAAAAAAACTGGTTGGTTTGAAGGGCCTGATAAGCAGTGGCGGTTTGAAATTCCCGACTATAAATCCACTTTTGACCCTGCGCCTTTGTTTAATCAGCCCAATCGGCTTGACGTTGCCGCTAAGTATTTTGAGCAGCAAGGCGTACCGCCAACAAAATTTGCAACTGGACAGTTTCCAGAGATGGATAAAGCTGCTCTTGAATATGCTGACAAAGTAATTTCAGAACGCGAAGGCGTTCTTTTGGGTGAATTGTTGAAACATCAGGAAATCTATGCGGCATATCCAGAGGCGGCAAAAATACCTGTGCGCATGAGCAGCAACCCCAATTATGGCGGAAGCTTTAATCCTGCCACAGGGGAAATGACGATTGCCAGACCGACACTTGGTCAGCCAGCAGACAAAGCGCATTCAACCGCTTTGCATGAGCTTCAACATTACATTCAAAAGCAAGAGGGTTTTGCTCGCGGTGCGAACACCACGTTTTTGAACCCCGGCACTCCTGCATGGGATTTGTATCAAGAGCGCATCAAGAAGATGAGCACAGTTCCAACGCTAAAAAGATATGCAAAGGACGCAGGGTTTGGTGATGACTTGGTTGCGGCCAAGCCGTCATATGACGAACATGCGGCGTCGATCAAGCGCGGCGATTGGAAGAAATACGACATTGAGGCGCAGAAGAATGCGCTTGAGGAAGCTTACCGCCGCTCTGCTGGTGAAGTTGAAGCCCGCAATGTTCAGGCTCGGCGCTGGATGGCTCCTTTTGATATTCGTGCCAAATCTCCTTTGGAAACGCAGAGTGTTCCAAGCAAACAACAGATCGTTCAATTCCATGAACCCGACATCATAAATCGCAAGGACGGCGGCGACGTTGAGCCCGCCTCTGTTGAAGACCGCGCCCTTATGTTAGTATCCAAGCAAGCTTGATGTTGCCCAAGCTATCCTTTCAGGCAGCAACGGGGACGCCCGTAATTTCCTAGGAGATCGTGCATGTACGAGATGGCAAAAAAGGCCCGTGAGGCCATGAAGGGCAAGGCAAAGCGCCTTGCCGGAGAAA